AATTTTGTTACTGGCTCGTAGGAACACGAACCGGATATCTAAGTCTGGGTGCTGCTGCTTGATAAGCTGCATCTTAACCCTGTCACCCTTATCTAGGTGACCTTTTGCTTCTACGTATATGCCTGTCTGTGGCAGGTAAAAGTCAGGTGTGTAGGTACGTACCTTGGGTATGTATTCGAACTTGTGCTTCTCATACTCGAAGGGTACTTCACGGTTTGCAAGAGACTTAGCTATGTTAATCTCGAACGCAGACCTGTATCTAGTCCCTCTCATAATCCTTGCAACGGAAACCCCGCCTTCATCCCGTCTAGCCTTTTCAACAGATACTGTCCTACTTTTGGGGAACGTTTTTCTAGCAGTGCCATCTCTTCTGATAATAGAAGTGTCGGAAGGCATACAAGAACTCCTTGTCTAAGATGATGAATAATGATTTGAAACTCCTCTTCTATGAGTTTGATATCTCGAACCTCACTCTCCGAAGCCAAGGCTCCCCCTGCTGAGAAGTTATCACGCATAGTGAGGGGCAGGGATGTTTCCATCCTGCGAACATCAACAGTTGCAGGACCGCCCCCTCGCTTCTCATGTGACTCCACAAACACACAGCGCATCTCTGGATTCAGGACGAAAAGTTCGAGGGGGTAACCTCGTGTGTACAAGATAGGCATGTCTAGGCAACATCCTTTGTGTGCTTGGTGTACCAAGTGTAGGGCTTGAACTTTGCCTTGGACGTTGCTTTAGGAGCGTGGACTGCATTCTTCCAACACATTGTTTTAAATGAACAAAACGTACATGTCTTGGGCATGAGTCGGTTACCCGTCTCTACCTTCTGCCCATCTACAGTGTGCATCTCCGGTGTTGACTGAAAGGGAATCTTGAAGGGTGCATCATTCGTGATAGCTTCAACACGCCTGTTCGCATCCTCTAGGTAGGCTTTACGGTCTTCACTCTGTTCGAGGGGTGCCTCTACAAAGTCCCACTCACCATTGGATTTGTTTATTACAATCCATCCACCGAACCGCTTACCCTCTGATTCCGCATACAAATGTCCCTGCATGATGTAGCCAAACGGGTCATCTTCCTTGATGACATCGTAACCACCTCGACCAGAGAACTTGTTGTCGTATGACCACGGGCTTGCAGTCTTCACATCCCACACTTCTTCTTCGCCATCCACATCAAGAACCAAGTCGAGGGTTCCATTGATGGTTTGACCAGCGAGTTCGAGGGAACACTTCTTCTGTTCGTCTACAACATTTAAGCCAGCGGCTTTCATAACCAAGATTGCAAAGGCTTCTAGTAAGTCCCCCGTTGCAAACCTGACTATATCATTGTAGGCAACATCCTGTTTGTGTCCCTGCTTCTCTAGTTGTTGTTGACATAGGGGACGACCAACACCCGACATGCGAATGCGGTAGTCACCACGACTAGAAAACTGTTTACGCATAGCTGCCTTACAGTCTTCTCCGAACTGTTCTATCAAATGTTCAAGGCGAGAGGAGTCTATCTCCCCCCGCCCTGCTTTTTGTAGAAAGTCCTGTACCTCTACAAGCGGAAGCATACTAACCAGCCAGACGCTGTTCTAAGTCAATATCGGCTGGATTAGACATTGCTTTCTGCGCCTGCTTGTAGTCCTCGAACACAGACTCGTTATGAGCCACGACAGTTTCACCGAACTTCTTCATCAGTTCCTTGTCACCGTCAGTGATGCTAACTTCCTTAACTAGGGATAGCTTTGGAGTCCAGTACACCACACCACCGTTCTTCTGCTTTTCAGTAGTGAAGTTAATCACCGCCTTCTGCATCATTATCTTACGGTCAGTAAGCTGCTTCTGAATGAAGTCGCTAACAGGACGGAAACCAGAACGCTTGAAGTATGCAATGAACGGCATGGCTTCGATTGGAGCCGCAACTCCTTGAGCATTCTTTGCGTTGGGTGCATCCATCACCCCATAGATAACCTGATTACAGTTTACCGAACGACTCAACAAAACCTGCGGGTCATCAGGAGTTAGGGCTTCCTCTTCTTGCTTAGACAACCGCCCACACTTATTACCCCCTAGGGTATCTGGGAACTCGCCACCTAGCTTATTCTTCTGAACAGACTTACAAGAGAATCGACCCTCTTCTTGGTCCCATACAGACCACTCGAAGGTTCGCAGGAGAGGCCGTATTTGAACATCGTCAGCATAGACAACGCCAGAACCATTCCAGATTCGCCATGCTCCCCGTGGTAACGAGATGCCGTCGTCAGTCTCCTGCTCGTAGTTAATAGTCAAGCGAGGCAAACCCATCTTAGGTTTACTATCGCCATCAGCCTGCCCACTCAATTCCATGAGTGCTTTTTCATTACCCTCATCAAAAGCGGTGAGAAAGTTATTCAAGTCATCATTTATCATTTCAATTTCATTTCCCATGAGTAATTCTCCTAGCTGGGATTTTGTACGTAAAAGGATTATACAGTAAGTATCTCTTCCAAGTCAAGCCAGTTTTTTCCTATCTTTAGTTCTATACCAACTGGCATGTTGTATTCGATACCATACCTTTCCTTTGATTCCATAGGGATAGCTAACATACACTCTGCCATTGTGTCAACACATTGTTTTTCTTCTCCGGGATACACATCCATTACTATAGAGTCGTGAACCGTATTACATATAACAGACTTCATGCCTAGCTCCCGTACCTTCCTATCCAATAAAATCAGGGACATAGGTAGTAGGTCGGCGGTTGCAAACCCTTGAACAGGATAGTTACAGATTGCAGTGCGGTCAGTAGCTGTACCCCAATCAGTCCAACGTGCCTGCGGGAAAGCATACTGTCTACCTGATGGTAGTCGGATGTGCTTCTTCATAACAGCATGTTTCTGTAGCTCCTCGTGCCACTTTGTCACACCATTGTACTTTTCTTTGAAAGCATTGTAATAACGCTTCTGGTCTTCCGTACCAGATACCCCACCATAGAGTGGCTTGAAGGTATGCGCTTTAGCGTCCTGTCGTGAGCATCCGATAACACTGGCAGTATAATTGTGAACATCTGTACCTATCTCCACATCATGTTTGATACCCTCATCATCCGCAAGGAAGCCTGCCACCCTAAACTCTAGCTGGGCATAATCCCCTTCCAGTATCGAACCACCCTCGAACCTGCTTTCAACAGCCCGTCGTATAATGAAGGTAGAGCCTCGCGGCATATTCTGAAAGTTAGGATTGCGGCTCGAAAGGCGACCCGTCGCTGTAACACACTGCATAAATTCTGTGTGTATAAAACCCTCGCCATCCATGTTTTTCTCCATCCCCTCAACGAACGAGCGAAGGTAGGTTCGAACTGCGCTATAACGTATGTAAGCTTCCGCAAACTCACGGGCTTCTCCTCTCAGGGATGTAAACATACTCTCTAGGGTTTCTTTGTCAGTCTTGAATCCGGCAGCGGCAACATCATAGGGGTCACGAGGTACCAACTTAAAGCCCGCAACCTGACCTGTCGATGTATAGCGCACACCAGCCCCCTCACAGGGCTTACAGACTCTGATAGCCTTACCTAGCGTACCATCCTTCTTACGCGCTGTATAGCGTCCCTTGCCCCCGCAATCGGTACATTGACTTCCGACTGTCTTGTACAGGACGGTTGTCTCGTTGACAACGTGGCGTTTGAAGTCCGACTTCTTCATGCGGGTTCGTCGCTTGGGTTTCTTACCTGCCCCGCGAACCTCGTGACCTAGGTTGAAGATGCCAGCCCACTTGGTCTTGTTCTTTACCTTACAGGAGTAGAACAGTTTAGAGCGGTCATCTGGACTATCTAGGTTAATAGGTGTGTCACCCATAGCATACGCAGCGAGTTCTTCTAGGCGGCGTTCTAGGGTAAAGAGTTCATCCTCATACTCGCGCCGAATGTCAGCGAGGGTAGTTCTGTTTATCTTGATGCCGTTCCGTTCGATGCGGGACAGCGTATCTGTCATCTCAAGCGACAGACGCAAAGTGGGCAAGAGTGTTTGGTTGTTCATTGAATAGTTCCTCAAATGTAGTGCCAAAGGCTTCGAGTTGTGCAAGGGCTACTTGCTCTGTGGAAATGACATCTGCCTTTCCGTATGTTTCTATTATCTCCCACGGTATGTCGTAGAATGTTTTGCCTTCCTTAAAGTACGGCGCAATGAGGTCTTTCTCTTTTTGCACATCACTATACTTTTCTGCAAGAGCAGCAAGTGAAAGAGGCCATCTCTGGGAGCGGGCAAGAATATATTCTGCAACCATTGTATCATACACGTGTCCCTCGTAAGTAAATCCGCAGTCGCGAATCCACGATAAATCAAACTTTATGTTTTGTCCCACAACCACATCAGCCTTGTCAAGAGCCGCTTGGAATAGTTCGAAGGCAAACTCATGCGGTTCGCGAACACTGTGGTAGTAGCAGTGGTAATGAACGTGCTGCTCACCTAACCACTTGTAACCATTTGAAACTAAAGAGTTTCCAAAGTACGGCAGGGCAGTTGTGGAGCCGTTGGCTTTGGGCTTATGAGTAGTCTCCACATCGAAGGTTAGTATTTTCATCGGTGTTCCTTTTTCATGTAGTCGTGGTTTAATTCTGTTTTTATCTGGTGACAATTTCTACATAGTATTACGCACTTACGCACTTCTATAATCAATTTTTTTAGGGAGCCTAGTGTCATCCTAGATACAGACCTCACCTTGGTTTTTCTCTCAACGTGGTCAAAGTCCAACGAACCACCATACTCGTTATAGCCGCAACGGGAACAACCCTTTAAAAGCTTGTACCTGTTTAGCCAATACTTACGCCTAGTCCTTCTTTTTTTTGCGTACTGAACCTTGTTTGCTTTCTGTTCTACTGTTCTTTGCGGCATTAGTAGTACACCCCCCTCTGAATATCTATGTGGCTGTTAAACATACCATGCCACCCATTCAACTTATTCTTGGATATACAGATGTGCCGTGTGGTGTTCTCTTCTTCGGACGTACCTGTTTTGCCAATACCAATAATGACATCTGCCTCACCCGCCTTACCGGTTCGCGAACCATCTAGCATAGCATAGTCGATGAACTGCCTGTCGTGGGCTTCAAAGCTTGCCTGACTAACCGACCACACAAGGAGCCTGTTACGCTTGGCAATCTCACGAGCCAAGACATAGGTTTCCTTGAGGCGTTCATCACCACGATTGAACTCACCACTAACCCTGAACTTATCTAGCTGGTCACAAAACATGACATCAGGTTCGTTTAGCTGGGCATAATCATTTAGCTCATCCATAGATGTACCAACCGAATCCATCACAGTC